GACAACACCCCAGACGATTGTGAAACCTGTGGAGTTATCACGTGCTATGAGAAGCCAACTGCAATATACGAACAACCTGTAAAAGAGCTTTGAGCACCTCCACTTATACGGACTACTGAATTGGAAACCCTCTCCCATGCCAAAACGCATCCTGTGTTGTTTGCATAGCTTCCTTTTCTAAAACTTACGTCGACTTGGTAGCTTGTATTGCTGAAGCTTCTTGGAAAATGAACATCTGTTGAAGCATTGTTAGGGTAGCCAAGTTCTCCCCATTGAACAGTAAACCCTGTGGAGTTATCACGTGCTACGAGAAACCTACAACTACGAACCTCGATGGCCAGTAATTCGAGCCAACAGATACGGCTGAGTTCGAATAGCTAGCTACTCCAATTTCGTTGTTTTTCGATGGCCCGCTAGTGTCGGAAATAATTGTTCTCTGGACTGAGTAAACCGCTGAAAAGCTTCTAGGAAAATTGGTAGTGCCTCCAGCATTCGCGTTTACTGTCATCCAGGCGATAGTAAATCCTGTTGAGTTATCACGTGCCCATCCATTTGTTCCATTAGAAACAGACCAATTAGAAGAGTTAGTTGTAACAGTATCCTGAGTGGTGATAGTAAAAGTTGTTCCATCACCACGGGTAAAGGTAATCGTTCGTCCGTTTACACTAACGTTTTTGATATAGGTCGAGTTAATTTGCTGGCCGGCACTATCCTGAGTTGCTTTAGTGGCAGATGATGCATTGCCGTTTAAAGAAGCAGTAATACCGCCCCCGACGCTCAACGCTCCTGTTACTGTTCCTCCGGCCAAGGACAGATAATTAGCCAACTCTGCTTTTGTTGCATACGTCCCCGTTATCTCATTACCGTTTTTATCAACCTTGGCTGCCTCTGCTAAATAAGGAATTAAATAGGTTCCTGTGGATGGATCCTTTAGAAGGACTTTTACTGCTTCTACAGTTGCTTGCATATATGCTCCATATAAAAATTAGGGCAGACTAATCCGCACTGACTCAACTCAAATTACCCTTCAACAACTTATGCATAAGTCATTGCGTCAGTAATTCCAAAATATTGAAGTTCTCTTGTCCTGTCACTACGTCGTAAGCTATCAAGCCTTCAATTGTTTTTTTGACTCCTTTGGGAGTTACGGCCCGAGCGTCATCTTCCCCGAGCACCGTTTCCTCAACCGTGGCCAATTCAACTACGCCGCTAATTTCTGTTGTGGCTTGGGGCGGTTTCAAACTTTCAAGCTGTTCTGCCGTGAAGTCCTCATAAACAAAGGGGTCTCCCTTATCTCCTTTATCGCCTTTCGGGATTCCTAACGTAAACGAAGGATTTTCAGCCGTACCGCTCTTACTTATGGTAGGAAGTTGTCCGGCACTAAGAGCAGAAACCTTGATGTCTATCTCAGGAGTGATCCCGGTAGGTCCTACGTCTCCCCAAACCGCAAGGACCGGACCTAGAACAATTTCCGTACCTCTTAATTCGATAAGCTCGTAGACCTCGCCACCCCTGTTAATAATGTGGTCTCCAACCTTAACGTTATCGCTTGGCGTTAAAGCGGCGGTCAGATTAGTTCCTTCATGAGCATCAGCAAGCCATCGCATGGAGTAGCCGGCAGAATTAACCAGCTCTTCCACTTGATTTTTAGTTAACCGAATTGCATCCAGTATCTCCTGAGCCTGAAGCTTTACTAGGTTAACCTGTTCCCCGCCTTTAGCATCCAACGCGGCAATAAGAGTCTCAAGTTTTGCCTCCAGCTCAGCCGTCTTTTGCTCAATTTCTTCCTGAGAAGCCTCGGTAGCCGCATTAACTGCCGCAACTTGGGCCTCTCCGGCCTCTCGAACCTGAGCAACTTTTGAATCTGCTTCAGCTTGTGCCGCTTCAGCAAATTCCTTGGCTTTTTCGGCCCAGTCCTGAGCGTCTCCCGCGAATCCTTCAGCTTTGAATGCCCGCTGCCTGAAGTCTTCAAAAATATCGGCCAGTTGGTGTAGGTTATTCTCATCCGGCTCAAGTCCCGCACCTTCGATCACATTCATGAATTCTTCTGTAATCATGTGATGCCAGTAGGAGCCTAACGTTGTCGGCAGCCCTTTTTCGTTTTTATCTCCGTCCTGAGGATATCCATAGGACGGATTTTTAGGCGGCAGCGGCGGAGTATCCGATGCATTTGCGTAATAAAGTCTTTTCATTACTTGTTCCTATTCATGCATTAAAAAAGCCCCTTTCGGAGCTTGTTAAATATGAATGTATACGGGGACCCTGCTGGCAGGAGGCTGTATGTGATTAGTGCGGCCATAGACAGGAGAACAGCGATTCGCATTAAAGTCGATCCTGAAATGTTGGTCATGAGACCCGGATCTTGAACCTTGATTGTCACGCGTATACGTTCTCCAAAAAGCGCCTGACACCATGCTCGTATCATTGTCGTACGCATTGAAGTCGCCTATGGTTCCCAAAATTGGAGGCGCCCCTGAATCAATATATTGCCCCACTCCCCAGTTGGAGCCCCACAGCACTCGGTCTAATAGGTACGGCACGTTAAAAGTGGTCGAACCGTTGCCTGCTCCCCACGTCGTGCCAATGGCCCGAAACAGACTCGCGAAACCGGATCGGCTGACCGCTCTTCCATCACAAAGTATCCAATTGGGACTATTGATAAAACAACCGGCGTAGATAATGAAGCCCGGAGGAAAGGTTTCAAATTTATCCACTCTGTCGGTGACACCTTTTAACACAGTATTTATTTTTGCCTCTAACTTGGTCAGTCTTGCCTCAATGCTCTGATTCAGCTGGTCAAGGGTATTTTTGTCGGGCTTAACTCCTCCTCCGACAATTGCATTCCTGATTTCTTCGGTTACCGCGTTATACCAGGGGGCTTTAGGAACCGTAGCGAGCTGTCCGCCCGTGCTCGACCCGTCTGTCGGATAACCTAAAGGCGCATCCTCCGCAAATTTTGGTTCGACCTGAACCACTCTAGCTCCGTATGCTCTGTCCATTTTCTTGTTCCTTAAAATCCCAATAACCAAAATAAAGTGTCGTGTGCGCCGGTGCGTACCGTCTGATCAGACACTCAATCACTGAGTCTCCCCACCAAGCTAAAGCCTCTTTTGTTTCCCCGGTTACCTCGTGCCACTGCAGTGTGTTGTTTGAACCTCCGATGACATTGACGCGCCACGTATGCGGCCAAATGCCGTCAGCCAGAACATCGTTAACCCGGCTCATTACGCTGTAGCCGTTGAATTCATCAATCACTATGAGGTAGCCGAATATCGCGGCCAAATCGATAAAGAATTGAGGCGTCTGAGAACCTACCGTGGTCATTTTCCAAATCAAGAGACGCCGCAGCGTATTGATGTCTGTTGCACCCCACAGCTTTAAGCACTCATCAGGCAGCCCCCATTCTTCAAGCCACTCAGGAAAGGTTTCAATTGCAAAACGAGGATCTGCCTCTGTAATAAGCGCGTTTGCTCTGGAGTCAATCCTAGCCAGCTCGATCGCCCAAACTTCAAACATCATGGCGTAAAGACTGGTTGAATCTCCTCTTGGCCAAACGGGACCGGGAGGCAGAAGCTCTTTGAGCATTCCTACATATTCGTTTGCCGTTACTGCCATGTGATCTCTCCCAATGTCAGCAGCTCGTTGTTGCTGTCAGGAATCGGATCGGAGGTTGGAGAAGTTACTGAATGATCTTCTTCACCCAATGCCGCACTAATAGCTGCTCGGATATGCGACAAGTAAATTCTTTGTCCGGGAACCCCTTCTCTGGCAAATAAGTCTTTGAGCTCTTGCTCTACTGCCTCGCGGACTTCAGCATCATCAGGAAGCAGTCCGACAATAACAATATTGACCGCCTTAATCTCCGGGGCTCTGACATAGAGGTGAGCCGTCACAGGACGCAGCTTATCGATATGTTCAAATACCTTATCCCGCATAGCCTTATCGGGAATGATCTCGGTCATGCCGTCACAGACAAATCGGACGGTAACCGTGCCCTCGCCTTCTTCTTTAGGAAATGCCCAAGCTCGGGTTACGCCCGGCACTTCTAAAGCCCACTGAACATAATCCGACTCCGTACCTCCGTGAGGCGTCTCCCTGACGCGAGAGAGGAGGCGCGCCCTAAGACTGTCGTCGGTTTCAGCCTCGCTTCCGCCTCCGAGTTTGACAATCGTAACTTCGCTAAAAACACCCACGATCGGAGAAACCAGCGTCAGGACGTCCTCTTCCAGCTGATTACCGGAAGTTCCCTCGTTTAAGGCTTCAACTGGGGTCGTTCCATCTGAAGAGACAGGCCCTACGGTCTTGTACTGCACTCCGTCATCCGACTGCAAAATCGTCCCTTCCGGAACATTGATGAGTTCTCCGGAAAAACGAAAAACAACCTCGCCGGAAGCTTTCGTAGCTTTCTTCCTGGCTAAACCGTAAATGGAGGCCCAGCGATCCAAATAGTCACTTTCTGCCGTATCAAAAAACTGCTGCCGATTTAAATACTCGATATAGCCGTACAGAGAGTGAGCAGCTCCGGCCAAAACTCTGTCAAAGACTCTCGCGTTGGAGCGCCTCATCTGCGGAACAGACAATCTGCTCTGAGTATCTCCGTCGAGTCTTTCTATGATTTCCTTTAGTGTCGGACGTTCAAAACTCATAATTTGCTCCACACATCGACAAATCGGGCGGTAAGTGTTTTTTGATCGGGACGAATAATCTCAATCAGTAAGTTAAGGCGATCCACTCCGTCCAGTTCAGCCCTCGCCGTCACTTCTTCGGCAATGCGGTCCTCAACCATCCAGCGCAGAGCTTCCTGAGCGTACTCTTCGGCCAAAGCAAGCGTTTCGGTAGTGAGAGTTGAGCGCATCAGCAGCCAGAGCCGCGAACCGAATTTATCTCCTTCCTCAGAGAAAGAATCCGCCCACCAGCCCATCTTGGATTCTGTCGGCCTCTCGTCATCGTCCTCGGCTCTTGCCCAAGAAAAAAGGCTGTTTACCACAGCCCTTGCTAAGTCATCCTTGGCAAAATCGGTCAGCGTCGCTTCCGCACCGTTTAAATAAAACTGCATAAATCCTCTACATTTTTTGATCCGGGGCAGAGCCTCCGCTATGTGTATGACTGTTGTACGTCATTCTCATGCCCGCCATGGAGTAGGAACCTCCTTTGTCCTTGATATCTCCTTTGGCTACGATATTGCCTCCGACCTCAAGATCGCCCGTGCACTTTGTCAAAGGAGCGTCTACTGTCACCGAGGCCGATGTTTTTACCGTTACCGGACTGGAAACACCTTCTACCCTGATTCCGTTTCGGGAGAGATAGACTTTCCTCCCCAAGTCATCAAAAACACAAACTTCTCCGCCCTTCAAATCAGTGGGACGGTAACGACGATCGGCAACAACCACCGCCAAAGTCTGATCCCGGTCTCCGCCCAAAGCCAGCCCAATTGCCTCAGCTCCGACATGAGGCTCGGAAGTAAAACCGTAGGGCTCAAAATGCTCTATCGGTTCTCGTATATCACCTCCGAGAAGCTGAATCTGCAACGTTCGAAGTTTTCGGGTTCCGTTCTTAGCTGAAACCGTCGCTCTGTTGATTAGATCTTTAAGATTCATTTTCTTTAGGCAAAAATAAACCCGCCGAATTAGGCGGGCGTGTGGTTTTTTTTGACTCAATGTACTTTTCGTGGAACTCCGGAGAGAATGTCTCTGATTGCTTCTTCTCGTGTAGCCACGCGGTCTTGATACATCCGGGCGGTAATTTCATTCTCCAGAGCTTCTTTGAAGATCTTTTCATCCATCTTGCGTTTTTGCTCGGGGCTAACGTAAACCATACCTTTCATGTCTTCTTCAGTAATCGTGACAGAAGGATCTTTCCCAGGGACTCGAACACAATTGATACTATGGCCCTCTGCGTCTTCATCGCATTTCAGATACGACTCACAGTGGGCTCCAAATGAGATAGTCATCCCAAGGACTAAGCACAAGAATTTAATCATCCTAAACCCTCCCGCTGTCTTTCTTTATATCATCGTATTTCTCCATTTTAATCTTTTTAGCATCTGGTTCTAAAGCCATTTTGTATGCCTTCTTATCTATAAGTGTGAGAGTAACAACGCTCCCTTGAGAGCTCAGCAAATAACTTACTTCTTTGATAACCCAGTAGATATTTTTCCTTATCCCTAGCCGACTATCATCTACGTTGACCAATGCGTTTACCTTCCACAGCTCACCGTTACTCTGCCTCCAGCCTTGAACTTTGTAGTTCAATGTATCGGACTCTCCTGCCTTCACATCTTTGATAATTCCCGCTTTTTTCTGAAGAATCTCTGTTGATGCATTACCAGATTCTTGTTTAACCAACCATCTGGGACGTCTGACTCCCGAGTCCCGAGC